GAGTCTGTTATGGGTCGTCTCTATATTATACCTAACTTCTATTCGGATAGCGAGCTTGAGTATCTACGGAATATGGCGGTGAATCTTGGGGTGGTGAGTAGTGATGTTTACCCTAATCGGCGTGTTCCTTATGGTGCGTTATACCCTAAGGATAGCGGACAAGTATCTACGGTAGTGCGTGATACTTTTATGACTTCAAAGGTGAAGTGGTTGTATGAGAATTGGGAAGCGTTTTCAGTGTCTACGGAAGTGAATGGTGTTGAGTATTGTAAGAATGGTAATGATTTAGAGGATGTGAATAACAATGTACCTGACTGGTGTAATCATCATATGCAATGTAGTCCTAAGCACATGCGCCCTTACCCTATTCATAACGATGGTGGTAAGTTAATGACTATACTTGTACCCATTTATCCTGATGTGAATAATAGTACCATCTTTCATGGTGAGAATAGATTTAAGGTTGACACCACTGATGGTACTATGATACCTTGGAATATTAATGAGGCGTATATGTTCCGTTCGAGTAGTCATTCATGGCATTCTTATGTAGGTGGTGACTCTGATAGATTTATTATGAACATAAACTTCTTTAACAACTTCTTCAAGAGATAAATAGTACTATGGCAACTCTATCGTATCCTGACTTAAGAAAACGAATGAACAATAAGAAGTTCATTGATAAGACCTTTGGGCGCAAAGGAGAAGATGGTGGTAATAACGAAAACAACTGGATGCATAAGACTGACGGTTTGTTCTTCTCTGAGTCTATAGAGATTGGTGGTGACTTGTATAAGAAGTTTAGACCTGACTTGTACGATAGATTGATATCTGCTGAGACTGGTAATAAGGCGAAGATATTTCTTAGAGGTAAAGGTAGTGATGGTAAGAGAGTAACAGTCAAACTCAGTGACATAGAAAAGTCTGCGGAGTTTGGTGGTCAAGGGAGTCAAGGTAACAAGGGTCACCAGTTTGAGGCGGAACTTGAGACTCGTTTAATTGAATGTCTCACAAGTCGTTGTTGTAGTGGTCAATATGCTAAAGAGTCGAAGAAGTTACTTGACCTTATATCTAAAGAACTTAACTCTCGCCCGACTAAGGCGAAACAGATGGGTGGTATGAATCAGTCTCGCCCTATTAAGTTCACTTCTGGTAAACCCTATATCGAACCTATGAGACCTGGCGACCATGGTGAGAAACTTACTGACATCACGGTCGAAATGTCTGGTAAACAAGATGCGTATCTATCGTTGAAGGCAGGTTCAACCTTAACCTTCATCAATGCAGGTGTAGCGAAAGATATATTTCTACAATCTGAAATACAGAATGGTCAAGTCAAGCGCCCAGCAGGGTTGGCGTTACTCAATGCATTTGGTATAGACAACAATAAGTTCTGTACAGTATTCAACTCTTATGTGAAAGATGGACCTCGTATAGGTCAAGCAGAAGATGTCACTAAACATGTACCCAAATCAACTCTATCTAAATTCATGCAAACAGCAATCGGTGCTAACTACTTCATGATACATGAACTCAATGGTAAAATATATTACTGGTGGGTAGGTGAGAAAGAGAATAAAGAATACGCTAATATATCAGGTAGTTCTATCAAAGTCTTCTACGGCGGTAAGAAAGGTAATGGTAAGAGAATAGATGTTGAGTTCTCTAATAAGTATTATGACTTCAAGATGAACATTCGTAATAAACAAGGTGGTCAATACCCCTCGCATATCATGTTAGACTATACATCTAAGTCTGCAATCAAAAAAGTAATACTATAAAAAAAGGGACATCAAGTCCCTTTTCTCAATCAAATCAATGACTTACGGATTCGCAACTAGAAACATCTGAGCGAAGTAATCGTTATCGATAGGACCATCTGTCTCATCAAAGAATAACAATGAACATTGTTTAGTCATGTCTCTGTAGTCATGTTGAAACGAAACATACTTCGCCTCTTCATCACCACCTGTACCACGCCATAGTGCTGGAAATAATGGTCTAACATTCTTCTCATACATCTCATTCAGTTCTTTGTTCTTTGCATGATTACATGCATAGTACTTACCTAACACAGCAGGCATCATTGGTAATACGAACTCGTCATATTCTTCTTCAATGAAGTGCATGAATGTCTCATACTTGTCTAGTGTACCATCGAACATCTTCTTAGTAAGTTCTTCGTGTTCATCATAGTTAAACTGAAAGAACTGAGGCATGAACTGAGTCGATTCTGATTCTGTCCAGTCTACTGCAAGATTGAGTGTCGCCCAATTGTTCTCAATGATTGACTTTCTATCTTCTTCAGATATGGTGTATGATGAGTGATTAGGATTACCTTTGTCTGGTAATGTAGAGAAGATGATACTATGACCTAGATTACGCCACTTGACTCTTGGGTGTATTACCATGACTTTATCATGTTCAGCATATCTGTCGTTTTTGAATACATGTTTGATTGCATGACTTGGGTGTGTATAGTCACTTGGAATCTCTTCACGAACCATACCTGATTCTACATTGGGATCCATACCCTCTTGGTCATTTGGACCTGTCCATGTAGGTTGAACTGCAATGAAGTCTGACTTCTCATAGTCGGTGAATACAGTTAGTTTACTGATTTGCATACCTTCATGCATTAATAGACGATTAGCGTCTAATGATAATTTTAGTTTGACAACATCCTCCGGTGTAGTTGTAGGGTCGTTTTTCAAACACACTGTAGCAATATTAAATGCCATTTTTCTATCTCCTCATTCGTGCCAAATCTTTGGCGTATTGTTTATCTTCTGCAAAAACTGGTACTAGGTTAGACTTATGCATAACACCAATACCAATTAGTTTTCTTTCACCTGAATATATAAGATTCTCTCTGCGTGGTGTTGGATTACCGACACATAGATTGTCACTTACATACGAAGGATATTCTTGTTTAATCATTTCAGACATCACTTGGTCATATTGAACTTGTTGTCTTGCGATTAACTCATTGTATTTAGTAGTTTTGGATTTGGTACTAAATGCTTTAGTCTTACGGCGTTTACCGTGAGGACCATACTTAATACTATTACCTAAATTCAAAAATGCCATGTACAACCATTATAATATATTATGCATTAATGCACAAGGGGTTTTATATAATACTTACCCACCCTGTGATTACATACTTATCATTTGATAGAGGTGGGTTACCTCTATGTATATGTGTCCACCCTGCTGGCCAGACCACAAATCTATTAAATCTTGGCGAAACTCTCTTTGACTGATATAAAAACTCTGTCTCACCGCCCTCATCTACATCATTGAGATACACCATGAATGCAAGTGCTGTTCTTACATCTTGCAGTTGATTAGTGTACTCACAATGCCATGAGTGATACCCTTCAGATGGTCTCGTCTTCTGCATCTTCAACTGACTTACATATAAGTCTTTGACTATACCTGAACCAACTAGTGGGTACTCTTCACCCCATTTGGGTATGATTTCATTGTTGACTATCTCACCCAACTCTTTAAGGGGTGCATTAATCATCGTGTCCATTGCACTCCAATATACTGAAGTGTCTTCACCTGTCCATTTACCTGCGTTTCTAGCACCATCAGCGACTCTGTTCTTAGTTAGACCATGTTCTTCTGCGTTCTCGAATACTCTGATACAATCGTCTATTAGACTTGGGTCAAAACAGTCATCAATAGTCTTAATGTGGTCACCATGGTCTTTCCAGTTGTTCACATTATACTTGACTTCGTTGTTATCTTCGTTCATCGCCATTCTTCGTCTCTTGGTCTATTCTCACAATGCCAGTCGTGACTGCAATATGCATCACACCAGACATGTTCAACATGACCGTTATTCATCGGTGAGTGGTACTTCACTTCCTGTAGACTCAGAACTTTCTGACATTGACTGCATTTCGCTGTTGTCATCTGATCCGTCATCTTCTTCTCCTCTCAAATCGTTTTCATCACGCCCGAACCATACGAGTAGTACATATCTGTCGCCTTCATAGATAGGTTCTACACCATGCCACATTTGTGTTGAGTTGTTAAAGAAGGTACATGTACCTTCGTTGTTTGCAATTATATTACCTTCAACATTTAATTGACCACCTTTGTACTCATCGTTCAGTTGCATTATCATAGTACCAAAGTCGGTGTCTTCTGCAATGTCTTTATGAAACGGAAACATAGAGTCTTGACCATAGTGTACAATCTGCATATATGTGATTGTCTCAAAATCAGGATGTTCTGGTATAAGATGTTCGAACACATCTAGACAAGCATTAAACTCTTTTGAACCAGATGCAACAGTCATATGAATCTTATTCATATCTGCCTGGTACTTGTAAGATAGATTATGTTCTATGATTTTATCACTAGGAATTACTTCACTGTTGTCAGGATTATAATGAGTATCGTCATCTATGGCGCAACTATTGAATTGTTCCATGATATGGTCAACACCTGCTTCATTAATGATTCTAGGTAATGTAGTTATGAAGTCTGTATGTCTCTCTATCTCAAACTGTTCGCCTGAGTATTTGTCTTCTATTACTTCTTTGTTATTCTCTTCTTCTGCACCACCCAGTTTTGGTTCTGAATATGTACCCATGTTAATTGCCATTGTTATTCCCTCCTGTGGGATGAAAGAAGGTCACTTGTGTGAATCTCCAATTGTTCTTGTATTTATTATAATCATTAATCCAAGCACCATGCATGTGATTACCTGGAAAGATAACACATCTATTAAACTTTGCAGGTATTACTCTTCGTACATTGAATCTCTCTTCGACAGGATATAATAACTCCATGTCTTCATCGTTAGTAATCCATTCACCGTCATATACCGCAGTGCCACCATCGTCTTGTTTGTCCATGAACACTAACATATTGAGTGTCGCACAATTGTCTGGTGTATCTAGTCTACTGTCAATATGTGGGTAATGTTGCATGTCTGGTTTAAAGTCTTCTATAGTTTGAAAACAATTGAACTCATATAGTCGTGACCAATCGTACTCGCCTTTCCAGTAATACTGACGACATACATCTAATAGTCGTTGATGTTCCATTTCATATAGTCTTGTAGGGTGCCCCACCTTGTCTACGATTCTGCAATCAAGATAGTCGATACCATTTTTAGTAGGTGACTCTGTATTATATTTCCACATTGGGTAATCTCTGTTCGTAATGTGTTGATATAAATCTTCTGCATTCTCATAGAAGTCATCTATGGTCAAAACGAACCCATCAAATGTGGCGTCAGCGAATGACCCCTTCATCTTGTAAAGTTCATCTAGTATAATTGGTTTACTCATTGTGTAAAACTCCGTAATCAAATGGGTCGCCGTGATGATATGACCCTAAATCTTCTGCATGTTGTAAATTGAAAGATATTGATATTCTTTCGTAATCTTTTATCTTACCTGTTAATCCTTTTCCTCGTGACCTACCCTGTGGCACTGCATGGACCATGTACGATGGCCACAATAAGAAGTCACCTGTTTCTGCATAAAATGACATTTCAGTCTGACCACCTTCATTACCTAGATAGGTAAATTGACCATCTTCATGATGTCCATCACTGGCGCCATGACCAAATATCGAACTCATGTTAGGATTGTAAAATGTAATTGGTTCTGAATTAGAATCTGTAGAGACATAGTAAGTACCAGATAGTCTAGACTTGACATGATTATGAACATTATGGGAGTGTGGTTCATTATATACATTCACCCATGCAAATAGGTGAATGTCATGTCGAGATATTCCAGACACATTGAAATCCCACATTTTTCTTATGAAAGATATATAAGTATCTTTCATCTGATTTGCAAAGTCTGGATACCATGGTTGATTATGGGTCTCTTCTCTTGCATCATTATCGAAGTAGGTTGTGTATTCCGTTTCTGTATTACCCTTTGGTATTTTACCTACTACATCTCTACAGTGTTCAGCGACAATTTCGTGATTGAGGTTTGCCTTACCTTGAAACATAGGTGTAGGGAAGATTTGTTTGTAATCTCCTCTACACGGTGAATATGTATTGTTTAGACTATTTGTCTTTATCGGTCTCATTAGGTGTTGTCACTTCTCTATAATATACTACTACTTCACCAAGTTGTTTGATGTATCGTTTTAATTCTTGCATGTCTTCTGCCATGACTTTGTAGTCGCCAACAGTAGTTGCAACGAAGACGATTTCTCCGTTATTCATATCTTTGATTTCATCTAAGAATCTATCTAGATATGTGTACCCTTCTGGCCAATCTGGATTCTCTCTTTCTGATAAGTCACATGATTTAGGTCTAGTTAATTGATGTGTACCATCTTCTTTGACAATGTGTTCACCATTCGCATCAAGTTTCATAACTTGATTACATCGATTGACGATTCGTGCCTCTGATACGACATACCATTTTGGTGCAGTTAGTTCTACCGGTCTAGGTAGTGCAGGTTGCATGATTTCTATCTCAATAGGTTTACTGACTATCTCTACTGTCTTAGTAGGTATCAGTGAACAACTACTCAGGAGTATCAGCGCCGATATTGTAAAGTATCTTTGTATCATCTTCTAGTCCCTCCATAACTCCTTCACTTGCATTGTTGAATCTCAATTCAATCATACCTGGTCTCTTAAGTGCAAGTAGGTCAAGATTGTGTCTAGCGAATATCTGTAGATACTCTGCCTTCTCTTGTTCTATTTGTGCGTTGACTCGTGACATGTTCATAAGTGCCTTACCTTGTTTCTCGTAAGACTCTTTCATGGCGGTCATCGCCTGTTTCTGTTCTTCTACTGCGTACTCTAACTTAGCGTTATTGTCTTTCAGTGTGATATTCTCATTGTAGAGATAATAACCACCTAGACCCAGCACGAGTATTATTGCTATGAAAAATTGATTCATAATTTACTCCCTATTATATAACTAAAAGTATGATTGCAAACACGAAGAACATAAATATGAGTTGTTCTCTATTTGGTCTTTCTGGTTCCATACTTATACTCGTAATCTTCTATGATAAAGTTCAGACCACCTGAACTTCTATACTCAACTACTTTATTCTCTTCATCTCTAAACTTGAGATGTTTCTCTTTCTGTACAATGATTTTCTTGGCGATAAATGTTCTATCGTCTGAATCACCATATACACTATTAAACGAAACAGTAACAAAGTATCTCTTAGTAAAGAGCGTTTTGATGCTCTCATAGATATACCGTGTTATTTTCTTGGTGTTATTCCACACCCTTCTTAATCTGTTCATACTAGTATTTAGTCGTTATTTCTTAACAACTTTAATTGTTGTATGGTATCTCTTGCACTGATATGTGTAATACCGATACCACCTGCATCGTTCCATGCATCAATGTTCTTCTGTCTGTCGTCAATCAACACACTACCCTCATAGGCGTATGCCGCCTTCTGAGTACCAGTGAAGGTACAAGTGACTGGCACTGTAGGGTCAACATATCTCTTAATCCATTCGTTCTTGTCATGCACTACTAGATGTCTGTTCACCTCACCGGCGGCAGTCAATATCTCCCACGGTACTTCACAATGTCTGACATATGCAAGTAAGTCATACATGTCGACCATTGGGGGTAAGTTTGCGAATAATCTTTTGTTTGTTAGTTCTTCTTTTCTATCGTCATATGTAGAATGTCCTTCTGCATCATTCGTAAGTGGTTCACCCAAATACTGAGGCATTTCTACACCTCTCAAGAAGTCTGCAAGAACTCCGTCCATATCAATAAAAACTCTTTTTACTTTTCCTTTCATCATGGTAGGATTATAACCGTTTCCTGTGGTCATTGTCAAGTGTTTTCTCAAGTAAATATGCCTCATTTTCGTTTATTTTATCGCCGTTTAAGACTTGTCTGACATGCACCATTTCATGTGCAAGTGTGATGTATCGTTCTTTGTTTAGTTTCACATATATGTTGATATATGGTGTGTTGTCTAGTTCTCGTGGGTGTTCGATTAACCCTTGTTGAGGAAATGATGGTGGTAATCGTTTAATAGATATAATCGCAGGCATCTCACTGATACCCAGCGTATTCGCATACTCTACTGCCTTGTCTAACAATAGATTATTCTTGCAGTAAATCTCCATCGTCTAGTTTCTTTTCGCCTATTACTTCATTCCAAAAATTGTCAAATGATTTCTTCTTACCATCTAACACCACAAAAGGTAACTCCCATTCTTGGGCGTTGTGAAAGTCTGACCCCTTTGTGTATATTCTCACCTCATTTACCATTTTGTCTAGAGTATTACAGATGTGTTTATATCTTTCTGATATAACATCTTGTTCGTTTTCTGGTGGTAAAAATAGGTGAATTGTTCTCATGCCTTATGCCACTCTAGTAGTTCTGTATACCCACCAATTGACTCTTCGTCTATTCTAATCTGAGGAAATGTTCTTGCAGTTGGAAATGTGTTCATCATCTCTTCTCTGTCAAAGTCTGTACCGAGTGACTTGTATACATAGTCGTACCCTTGTTCTTCACATAATCTCTTCGCCATGTCACAATATGGACATTGTGGTTTTCCGTATATTTCAATCATTTTAACTCCTTTTGTATAAATTTACCTATAATCTGTATGTCTGCATCTGATAACATTCCTGCTTGACCCCACATCATAGCACTTTGTGAACCTATCTTCTCTTTGTTCTTGTAAGAAATTAGTCTACCACTTATGTAGTCTGCTGTCTGACCAGCAAGTTTAGGTCCTATACCACCACCGCCATCTGGTCCATGACATGCACCGCAACCTGCCCATGTTCCTCTTATAGTTTCAAACTCATCGACTATACCTGATTCTGCTTTCGCTATCGCTATTTCTTTTTTCTTTTGTATTTGTTCTGCAACATTTCCATTCAATTCTATATACTCTGCATAACACATACCAGTACATGAACTTGTATTTGGGTGATTTTTGTATTCGATATCAGGATATATCATAGTAGTAAAGAATACTACAAAGATAAAACACCCTACTAACACCATTCCCAATTCTCTCATAGTATATAATCCTTTCTTGATGACTTTGCGGTGTACATCTTACCAGTCTTTCTACCATAGTAAGGTTCTTTCTCTACACCCTTGGTGCCTTCATCAAAGAATATAAATGTGACTAGTGATACTAGGGCGAACCATATTATCATGATTATTATTACTGCATCCATTATAATGTAAAATTGTCAAATGTGTTATCATCGACATCTTGTTTAATACCACCAATGACATAAGATTCAATCTCTGTCTCTTGGGGTGCGTTTTGTAATCCTCTACTGTTAAACCAATGTTTCGTCCATGGTAGTGGGTTGTTAGCAGATGAGACATTAAAGATTGGGTCTAAACCAATCGCCCTAAGTCTCTTGTTGCAAATGTATTCTATGTAATTACCAAGTAGTGGTACTGATAGACCAATCATTGAACCCTCTTTGAATAAGAACTCTGCCCATTCTTTCTCTTGGGCGACTGCATCTCTATACATGTCATATACTTCTGACTCACAATCTTTCATCACTTTAGTCATCATAGAATCATTCTCTTGATTCTTATAACACTTCAGTATGTGTTGAGTGATTGCAAGATGTTGTGCCTCGTCTCTGGCGATGAATGATATTATCTTTGCACTGCCTTCCATAGTCTTAAGTTCACCGAATGCGAACGAACATGCAAACGATACGAAGAATCTTACACCCTCTAGTATGTTTACTGATATCAATGCAAGGTACAATGACTTGTACAACTCGTATTCATCTACTTTTAGACCCAATAGTCTTCTACGACCCAACTCAATGAACTTGTCGTATTTCTCTGTCACCATCTCTGCTCTCTTAACAATTGCAGGTTCATCTATAATCGTGTCAAATATGTCACTAGGGTTACTATAGATGTTCTTTATAATGTGGGTGTAACTTCGTGAATGTATTGTTTCCATGAAATCCCATGTGATGATACACGACTCAAGTTCTGGTATAGTGACAAAGGGTAGAAATGCTATTGATGGCGCCCTACCTTGAACACTATCGAGCAGTGTTTGATATCTCAAGTTAGAGGTAAAGATATGTTTTTGTGCATCATTAAGTTGTGCGTAATCATTACGGTCTTTCTGTAATGATACCTCTTCTGGTCTCCAGAAGAATCCTAACTGAGTCTGAGTTAGTTTATCAAATATAGGGTACTTAAACTCATCGAATCTTTGTGTGTTTAGTTCTTCGCCAAAGAATATCTTGTTCTTTGTAAAGTCTATGTTTTTCTTGTTAAATACCGTCATTTTCTTTTACTCTCTATTAGTACTAAATCATCGTAATCATTCACGAATTGCCCATAATCTGTAGCGTAGTATTTATCATTAAATGACTTTGCCATGTCGCTCTGATTTGTTTGTGTTTCGTTATCGTCTGACCATCTATTTGGTCTGCCGTCTAATTGTAATGCAACTTGCGTGTCATCTTTACCATAGTAGAAATCTGGTATTGAGTTCATTTTTGAATCTCTATTGACAAAATGCGTGAATAGATGATAACTGTAGTCGCCTAGAAATCTATCTCGCCAGTGTGGTATATTAGGACCTTGATACAATAGTATATCACCTGGTTCTAAGTTCACTGGTATGCAACTATTCTTTAATCGTTGTCTATGATTCATATCTTGTGATTCATTCTTACATATCTCTGCATCTACGCCTGCATAGTTCTTATCGTTTCTCAACCATATTGTCCATGGTGTCTGGTCATCTGTCCTATAGTCTAAACATAATGTTGCACTCACCTCACACGAAGGTCTATCTGTATGTGAACCTAGATATGCACCTCTATGATATTTTCTAGTGTATGAATATGACTCTACTAGGTTCATGTCAAAACAATCTTCTAGTTTATTATGAATGTAATGTGACAATGCATTACCCCATGGCGAACAATACTTACCAGAAGACTTACCTATTGAATCAATAGGGTTCTTGTAAGTAATATCTTTGTTTTCTACAGATGTATCTGTACCCAATTCTTCATGAGATTTCCATATGTCCATTGCAAATGTAATCATATGTTTAGGTAAGAAATCTTTGAGAACAACATAACGATTCTTCATGAATTGCCATGTTATGGGGTTAGTTGTACCTCTTAAACTTCCTTTCACTTCAGGTTCATGTTCTTTACCACGAAATTGATAGATGCCGTGGTGGGGTCTAGTGGGTACAACTTTATAGTCTACAGTCTTTTCATCATATGGCACAGGCATCGCAGTCTTCATCTCCTTCAATTTGTGTTGGTGCAAGTTCGTCTGCAATAACATCTTCAACTTTTCCATCCATGGTGTTCTGGTAGTATGATGTCTTCCAACCATACTTATAAGTATTCAGTAAGTCTTTTGCCATGACTGATACTGGTACTTCATTGTTAGGGTATTGTTCTGGATTATATGACCAGTTACCACTAATGCCTTGGTCAAAGAACTTCTGCATCACTGCAACTATATTGATATAACCAGTGTTGTCTGGCATATCCCATAGCAATGTGTATGCACTCTTAAGAGTAGAATACTGAGGCACTATCTGTTTCAGTGTACCTTTCTTACTCTTCTTAACTGAGAGATGGTCTCTAGGTGGTTCAATACCATTAGTCGCATTACATACAACAGATGATGATTCACTTGGCATTTGCGCCGTTAGTGTTGAATGTCTTAAACCATGAGTCAATATCTCTGCTCTTAAGTATTCCCAGTCTCTAGTATACACTGGTTTGACAATATCATCAACCTCTTTTTTGTAATGGTCAATAGGTAGTAATCCTTGGGCGTACTTAGTTCTATCGAAGTAGTCACATGCACCTTTCTCTTTTGCAAGTTGATTAGATGCTCGTAGCAAGTAGTATTGAAATCTCTCTGTAAGGTCATGAACTAATTGCCATGCTTCTGGATCCGAATACTTGACTCTATGTTTTGCAAGGTAATGTGCAAGACCAATGTACCCTATACCTAGACTTCTTCTTGCAAGTGTCGACATCTCGGCCGCCTTCACTGGATATTCTTGATAATCAATCAGTTCTTCTAGACCTCTCACTGCAAGTTCACATATGTCTTGCATCTCATCATCTTTGATAACACCAACATTGACAGCACTTAATATACAAAGTGCTATCTCGCCACCATGGTCATCAATATGGTCAATTGGGTCTGTTGGTAATGTTATCTCTTGACATAGATTACTCATGTTCACTTTGTCTGTAAATGAACTATGACTATTGCAGTGGTCAATATTCATGATGTAAATACGGCCAGTCTCCGCTCGTTCTTTTAATAAATCTGTTATGAGTTCTCTTGCACTCACTTTTTGTTTTGGTATTGAGTATGCATTCTCATACTTCTCATAGAGTTCATCAAACCCTGGTGTACCAAATGCCTCGTATAAACCAGGCACATTATGAGGACTAAACAATGTAATCTCTTGATTGTTTAGAAATCTCTTATAGAATAACTCTGACAACTGAATAGAATAGTCTAACTTTCTTACTCTGTTGTCTTCAGTACCCTTGTTGTTCTTTAAGACAATAATGTCTTCTATTTCTTGATGCCAGATAGGGAAATGAACTGTTGCACTTCCACCCCTTACACCATTCTGAGTGCAACATCTTACTGTTGACTCAAACTTCTTCAGAAATGGTATAACACCAGTGTGTTGTACTTCACCCCCTCGAATCTTTGCACCCAAACCTCTGATGCGACCTGCATTGATACCAATACCTGCCCTTTGGGCGACATATCTACCAATCGCCATGTCTGATGCGAACAATGAGTCTAATGAATCATCTGTATCAACTAGTACACATGATGCGAACTGTTTCAGTGGTGTTCTAACACCCGCCATAACTGGTGTAGGTATGTTAATCTTAAACATACTCACTGCATCATAGTATCTTCTTACATACAATAATCTGTCGTCTGCATCATAGTTCTGAAATAATGTCATTGCAATCAACATGTACATGAACTGAGGTGTCTCAAACAATGTGCCTGTTGACCTGTCTTGTACTAGATACTTGTCTACTACTTGTTGTAGACCTGCATAGGTGAAGTCAAAGTCTCTACTATGTCTCATGTAAGAGTTTAGTTTCTTCAACTCTTTATCTGAGTATTTCTCTACTAGGTCTTTCGTGTATAGACCCCTATCAATATTTCTCTGTATCAAGTCTTGTAGTGGTGGATATATCTCTGAGTCTTTCCACTTAGTATTCAATACTTGTTTCTGTATACCAAATAGTAACAGTCTGGCTGCAACGAATTGGTAGTTTGGGTTCTCAAGTGATATCAAATCACTTGCACTCTTAACTAAAATCTTTTGTATCTCTTGGGTAGTGATACCATCAAAGAACTGAAGACCTGAGTTCATCTCTACAGATGACTCTGATACACCGTTGATGCCTCTACAAGACTTCTCAACCATTCTATGTATCTTATCTAGTTCTATCGGTGCCTTAGTACCGTCACTCTTTATAACATTTATTTCCGAATTCATATTTTCTTATACTCCATCAATTGTAATTTCGCTGAGAGACCGTAAACAGTATTACGATTGATGATTTCAACAATTTCACTTTCACTTAAACCACTCATTACCATATCATTAATATCTTTGCAACCCTCTATTCTTCTATCGTTCCATATACAAACTTTATAACCTAAGTCGATTACTTCATCAATCTTTTTGATTATTTCTTTGTTTCTAGGTTCGTTATCATATATTAGTATTGCATTGTCTTTTATATCATCTTGTATCTTCTTAAAATCACTACCTGCAACTGCGATACTATTCGGTAGGAATAGACTATCTATTGGTCCCTCAGTGACATAGATAGTTTTAGTCTTGTCCACTTTGTTAAGGTTAAAGATAAGTGGCACATCATCTCTGAATCTCATGGTCATGTATCTCAAAGGCGAGTCGTTTATTGCACGACCTGATACACCAATCAATTCGCCACTCTCGTTATAGAATGGCAACACAATTCTAGGGTCTTTACCCAACACCCTATTCTTATACTTATCAGATAAAAATGATAATGACTGCGCCGATTGTACGAACCAGAGGTCTGTCATGGCAGTTTCTGGCAATTGTCTATTCAGTAGATATTGCTTTGCGACTGTATTCTCTAAAACAGGAAAGGCGATTGCCTTTAGACTGTTCTCTTTTTTATCTTCACTCTTATTTAGAGAATCCGTTCGTGGGGTAAACTTAAAAGCGTTCGCTGAAAGCATTTTTCTTTTAGGTTTTTGACCTTTTTCAGTCAACCATTCTTTCATGTATTCTTTATGAATTGATGGCCAATGGTCTTTGATGAAATTTATCGAAGATGTTGACTTACCACAATTGTGACATTTGAATATTAGTGATTGGTCTTTGACAAAATGAAATGCTCTGGCTTTGTATACATTCTTCTGCGAATCACCACAGTAATTGCACCTGTGATTCATCGTGTTCTCGTTTGTCCACTTGGCACGGTCTAGATAGACCATAACCATCGACAAGTATTTTCGCTCTAACCATAACATATACTACTTATTATACAGTAGTTATGGTCAAATTACTAGTCGGTTTTGATGATTTTAGGAACTTTCTTTTTGGGTACTTGAATGACATATCTATTTTCTACAACTTTAGGTTTGTCTTTCTCAATCTTACGAGATATAAGACTTGCTGATGTTATCAATAGTAATATCGCAAGGGGGTCAAAAACGAATATGAGTGCAAAAATCACCCACCGGACAGCGTTGTCAAGGTACTTGACAGACTCTTCTTGACCATATATAACTTCTGCAACATACTTGATTGGACCAATCTCACCTTCTTGCATTAGTTGTTCTCTTTTGAGAGGCATTAATTGTTCGTTGTATTCGACCACTTGGTCTATTATAACATCCATTTCTTCTGCAATCAAGTCCCTTTCTTCTTTTTGTCTACGGTCAATGTAGTTTCTGTCTTGAGGTCTTGCAGTACTAATAACTAAATCTAACCCTTCTAGTCGTGTCTCTAGTCTTTCTAGTTTACCCTCTTCACCATCTATTCTCTTCTCTATGATTGACATCTCAAGTGAATACGAATCACCCTTAAGTGTCTGGTCTATGTTCGCCTTTGATAAGAACCCAAAGATACCCAATGATGTAATTAACATCAATACAAACACTGATAGGGTCAGATAATACTTCATGTAGTTGAGTCTATCCCAAAATAGGTGTAGATAGGCGGCAGTGACTATTTTACCAAACTCTAATACACCAGTCATGATTACGACTGATAACCATTGACCAGCGAATATTGTTGCAAGTCCAATGACTGAGAAATAGGCGGCAATGCCTGCAATTACAAGAGAGGTACCTAGGGCTAAATAGTTTAAGAATTTTTCCATAATTTACTTAGAGTATCTTTTCAAAAGACCAAAAATCTTCTTAGAGTCTTCTTTGTTCTTTTTTAGATACTTGTTTCTACTTCTTACTAAAGGTGTATCTGTTGACACAGCACTGCCTGTAGCATTCACTGGTGCATCTTCTGATAATCCATCTTTAAGATACTTTGCACTTTCATCTGCAAGTTTGATACCTGCGTTGTAGTCACTTGGGTAATGCAATCCCGCCTGAACTCTTCCCCATGCACATATATCAGCCATGTCTCTGAGATTACCCTCATGTTCTGGATGTTTCTTAGCATAGTAATTTGCAACTAGATATGGTTGCATTGAATGACCTGATGGATATGACGGTGAGTTTGCCGTACCTGTTTTCCATTTGTTGACTTTCATACCTAGTTTCTCTGCAACTTGATATGGTCTAGGTCTATTGTATTGATTCTTAAAGTGTCTGATTACTGGTGTACATTGGTCTACAATGTAATCCATATAATTCTCATCGAATTCTATGTCGACTTCTTCCATGTACTCTTTGATATAGTAACATGGGTCTTCTGCACAATTTATGTATTTTTGTTTAGTCTCGTCATTTGCACCATCTGATTGTTTGATGACTTCTTCTATCTCTGACTTGACTATCTTAGATGTATTTGTTGGTGGAGGTGTGAGTTCTATATCTTTCCAACCGTCTTCGAATATCTCTATGTTCTCGTACTTTACTCGTTTTAGTTTCTTCGGTTTATCGAATACGAGAGTGTCTATAGACTCTAATACTTCTCTAATATACATCTTCTGCGGTCAATAGGATTCTATCTTCTCCTATGTACCCCTCATATATTAGAACACCATACCCAATACTATGTTCTTCTATATTGGTGACTTGTGTTTTTTCTGCATAGATTTTGATTTCTTCATTCTCATCAAAGTTTTGTTTGATTTGCGTTCTTAGATAATACTCGTCTTGAAGTTTGATTTTACCGACATGTTGCGCCTCGTCAATCATCTCTGGTGAGAATACATCTTCGTCTTTGAGTAGTCTATAGAAGTCTTCATACAACTGGTCTGCCTGTTCTGCATCTAAGTTAGTATGTTCTTTGAGTAAACCTAGTGCGACTGCATATGATGCCAATTGTGATTTACCACCTGGTAGTTTTCTAATTAGTTTCTTTAGATTGAATACGAGTCTATGTAAAGGTGTAAGGGCGTTCTTCTCTTCTTTAGACTTAGGGTTGTTTGGTAGTTTCTGATTGGGGTTGTTAGGGTCTGTTATAAACTTAACACGAACACCATTCTGGTCAATGAACCCAAACTTATACGCAGGAGTCTTCTCAAAAGGTGTTGTCAACATCTTGAGCATCCTGAATACGATTAAACTGTCTATTACTCTTCCGACCATATATCTATTTATGCAATCTGAATGACTACAATTCTCTCAATCTGTTTGCGAGTTTATCATCTATAGGGTGGTCTATCAACCAACCCTCTTCTATGAGTCCTAGATACAACAACATGGTCTTGATAGATGCCCAATGGTCATTATCTTTAATCTTAAAAGATAACATTCTCATACATGCCTCGTACCCAAATACATTGAATAGACATATAATATGATTCAACATCAATCTCTCTCTCATCTCACCATTCTCGTGGTATCGATGTAGTAATCGTTTTAGATATCTGAATCTGCGTAAGTCTTCATTGAAATCCTCAATGTCTTGACATTGTGGGTCATCATAATGCTTTTGTGCAAAGGCGTTAAAGTTTTTGGCTGTGATTTTGTCAAAGAGACTCATAATATAATATTTTGTTTAGTTGTTGTCTACTAGTATATTTAGTAGACATAACTAAGAGGTTAATCTAAACGATTGAACCGTAAACTTTGAACGAACCAGTTTCTAGTTGTTCATATTTAACTTTGAGAGAGATATTCTTCTCTTCTTTCTCAACTTCGTCAAAAGGTGTGTCAACTGACTTACCAAATACACCACCAAACTGAGTAAACTCTAAGTTTAATTCGCCTGAACCAGAGAACTCTTCGTCTTGTACTACGCCATGTCCTTCTGTTTGAACTTTCTTATGTAAACCCATTTGAGATAGTTTTGATTCCATCTGTTGAATAGCAGCCATAGGGTTCATGAACTCTGATACTGCAACATGACCCAACACTGCGTTAAGTTTGTTCTTAACTGATTGTGAGTCTATGTCATAAGGTACTGTTGAGTCTAACCCAAAGTCACCACCTAAATTTTCTGTTAAATATTCGTTAAATGTTTTCATATTTTTTCCTAACTTGATGTTGCAACACCAACACCCAATATTTCGGCGCTAGCGGCAAAGATTTCATCTGATGCAAGTTTATATACTACTTCAGTACCAGATGCCTTTAAAGTAAATGTACCTATTAGTACATTTGCACTGGTCTCGACTGATATTAATCTATCAGTCGTTCCAGAATTCACTAGTCTTACACATGATGAAGACCCGAAGTTTGAACCATTATTTGTGGATGTACCACAAGCTGCTTCAGTTCCTAATACTTTTATTTTCATAATCTATTCCTTTAATTAAGCAACTACTGTTACTGTACCAGCGGCAGTACCAATTCCTGCGACACTAGTGATTGTTGAAACTGTAGAAGTTCCTTTATCTTTAATAGTACCACCATTTAAACTCATTGGGTTAGTGCCAACTGAAAGAACATCGTTTTCGTTAGTAGCGGCGTTTGCAGCTGCAATAACTAGTGAGAATGTTAATTCGTTAGTGCCTGAACCTGATGCATATGAAAGTGCATGTGGGCCACGACCTGAACCTGTTCCTTGGTTTCCGTTAGTAACGGATAGTTGAGGTGTTCCAGTAACATCAACTGCCTCGTTGAATAATGCCTTAACTGAGAGTGTAAACCCAGCAGACTTATCAGCGGCAGTAGTTACCCATGAAAGTTTAGTGATATCAGCAGCGCCAAGTTTAGTCGTTAGACTTCTCATTGCAACTAGTCGTTCTGTTAGTGTTCTTGAACCAACTGATTTAGAAAGTTCCCAACCACCTGCTGTGGCTTGGCACTTGTCTTTTTCAGCAGTACTCAAGTAATTTGGTTTTGACTCAGAACCTGATGTGTGTCCCCATAATGCCATTTTAATTTCCTCTTTGTGTTTTAACCAGCAACTTTTAGTATCGCATTGAATGTTTTACTAAAAGTATTTGTATCTTTCTGTAATAGTTGTAAGTATTTAGTTCGAATTGGCGCTCTAACCTTCATTAAAGTGTCATGAACTTTGACTGCATCTGCATTCTTAATCTTAATCTTCTTCATATCATCTGTTCTGACTTCACCATCCTTGGTTCCGTCTTTGAATTTACGAAGTTGAATCAACATTGTAGCGTCAGGTCTGTTTTGAACTCCTGTCGCCTTTGATTGCATTGCATCTAAGGCACGATTGAAGACTTCATCTTCAGATGCCTCTGCATACTTACCCTTTGCCATATTAGATATCTTATCTATTTTGGCTTTCAAATCTTTCTCGTTCTTTGATTGTGCAACAGCACGAGCGATTTTCTTATTTCCTGCATCTGACATCATACCAAAGTCAGCAATCTTTTCCATTACTTGTTTGACATTTCTTGACGCCTCTACTGCATCCATAATTTGTTTCTTGGCGTAACCCAACTTCTTTAATTTCTCTTTAAAGATTTTAGTTCTGCCGTCTGATACTTTGATAACATCCATTAGTCAGCGACCTTTCCACTCTCAATAGCATCAACATATTCGTCTAAAGCTCTTCTAGCGTCTACAATACCATCATTGCATTTTCTCAGATAGAGGGATTTACCATTTTGTAATTTGTTCATACTTTTGTATGCACTCTCTAGCATTTTATCAAGTTTCCTAACATCTCTTAATTCGGGGTTAGGTCTAAATGCTTCTCCTAACTCTACCTTTGTGTTTTCTTCTGTAAGTTCGACAAATGATTTTAAATTCATGTTATTTCTCGTCAAAATGTTTGATTGTCGAAGGGTCACCATATGATGAT